TGTAACGCGCCGCTTGGTTTGTTGTAACGCGCCGCTTGGTTTGAATCCGCAAACCATGCGGCGCGTGTGTAAGAAAGGCGTTAGAAGTTACGGATAATTAACTCTTTAGCCTGCTTGGCTTTCTTGCCTCCGCCTACTGTGTATTTGATATTTACCTCGCTCATTTCAAACGATTGAAATATATCTCGAATAGTCGGATGGGCATTGATGCTAAGGATCGCTTTACCTGACATCGTTTGCATTAGCTCTGCCATATGCTGGTATTCTTCTATACCGAACTCAACGCCATAGCCTGCTACATCCAAATATGGCGGATCAAAGTAGAACAACGTATGAGCGCGGTCATATTTTTTAACCACCTCGTCCCATGGTAAACACTCAATGAACGATTGTTGTAGCCTCAGATAGGCTTCAGATAAATCCTCTTCTACCCTGAGCAAGTTTAGCTTTGGCTTATCCGTAGTTGCTGTGCCAAACGTTTGGCTTGTTATCTTTCCGCCATAGCATGACCTTTGAAGATAAAAGAATCGAGCGGCGCGTTGGATATCAGTTAGTGTCTCTGGGTTCTTCATTTTCTCCCATTCGAACACTTTACGGCTTACAGCATATTTGAAGCAATCAACGAATGGCTCAAGGTGATTTTGCACTACGCGATATAGGTTCACTAATTCGCAATTGATGTCGTTAATTACCTCAACCTTCGACTCTTCTTTTGCAAAATACATTGCGCCACCGCCAAAAAAGGGTTCGACGTAGCATTCGTGTTCAGGGAACAACGGCAATATATCTTTGACTAGCCTACGTTTACCGCCCATCCACGGTATTATGGGTTTTACTCTCATTTGTGAGCCTCCATCTTATGTGTAGGCTTCCCGACGTTCTGGTCAGAACAGGAAAGCCTTGGCTGTGCTCACTGCTTATTCAGTGTGTACGGTGACTGGTTGATGTTGCTGCATCAACCAGTCGCTTTCTTTAATTTCAATCGTGCTTGCCATCCATTGGTCTTATCTAGGGTATGTTCTGCGCTATCGCATACCCATTTCGTCGGAATGCCTGGGCGCATGCCTGTTATATTGATGATGGTTTCTGCTAACATGTGCGTATTGCCTGCGGTTACACATTCGAGCGACAATGTACCTGCTGCCTGCTGGTCATAACGCGCTTGCGCGGCTGCTTGTGCGCTGGCGGCATCGTTAAATATGCGACTGATGGAGAAAACAGGGAAGCCACGTCCCACATGCACATAATGTTCCATACTGGTCGCTTTGCTGTGGTAGCGTGCTATCACTTGTTGGTATTGTTCTCGGTCTGCGAACACGGCATCAAAGCTGGATAAATCCGTTTTATGCAAATCAACGGTAGGCAGCACTTGCCCACTGACGCTTTTTGCATCGCCTTTGAGCACAAACAACACGTAGCCGTTGCTGATTTTAGCGACCGCGCCGCGCTCTTTTGCGAGCCGTTGTAGCAAGTGCATGTCGTTTTCTTCGCTTTGATCAATGCGTGGGTAAATATACGTTGCCAGCGTAGGGCTTACTTTCGCGTTGTAGCCATGTTCTGTGGCAACCGTCGTGACCAGCTCCGCAATGCTGATGTGGTCGAAGCCACGTGAACGCTTTTCTTTCAGCCCTGCTTGCATATCTGCGGCATGCGCTTTAACCGTTAGCCGCTCAGGGAAGCCAGAAGGATTACTTTCACTCACCACAAACACGCCAACTTGTTCGAGCTGATCGCCGTAGCCTAGCGATAGCGTCAGCTTGGCACCCGTGCGCGGCATTTCAATGTATGAGCCATCCAGTGCTGGTCTATCATCCAGCGTGAGCGTTAAGGTGTCTGTTTCATAGCCACGCTCGTCACGCCACACCAGCTTAATCAAACGCTGGTTCACAGCATCGGTGACATCTACGCCATTGGCGGTAATTTGGTAACGTGGCTGCATGTTAATCCCACAGGCGCACAGGCGCGGCTTTGGCTTGTGGCTGTATCACAGGCAGGGTAATCAACACCCCAATAGGCAACACACTGCCTAAGTCAGCAAGGTGTGGGTTTGCCTGTAGCACTAGCTCCACCACGCCTGTTGAACGCCCATAATGACGGTAACAGACATCATCCAGCATATCATTATCTTGTGTGCGGTAAACAGCCATTTAAGCCCCGTATGCCGACATACGCAGCGTAAATTGCTGCCGCCCTGGTATGCCACCGTTCTTAATCAATGATTGCTCTTCGGTGACGGATTCAATCACCCATAAACCTAGGTTTACGCCTGTATTAACGCTAGGCATAGCCACCACGTTTAACGGCTGCCCTTGCGCTGCTAGGGCGCGCATATCATCTAACTGATACAAGCCCCCGCGCCAATGCGGGTACACCGTGCCTTTAATCTCGATGCTATCATCACCCAGCCCGACAAACTGCTTGGCAGGTGCTTGCCCGAAGCGTTCACTTGATGCCCAACGGTATGCTGGTTGCCTGTTCAATACATCATAGGCAGCGGTTGAAATAGAAAATTGATACTGCCCGATTTGCAACAATGGATCATTCATAAGTCAGTCTCTCTATTGACCATCAAACCGCGCCCACGCGCATCGTCGCGGCGTTTGATTTCGCGCTCCATCTCGTCCACCAACTGCGCGCCATCGTGTCCGCTGGTTGCATTTAGGCTAATATGGTAGGTGTTTTGATTGTTGGTGGTGGTGTTTACAGGCGCAGCAGCCATAGGCTTAACGCGTTTCACCGCATGGACGATAGGCTTTTGGTTCGCCAATGGGTCGCCATGTATTGCGTCATAGAGTTTACTACCCCAGTCCAAGTTGTTTTTGCTATAATGGTACGCTCCAGCAGCTCCAGCGGCTCCAGCCAAACCAATCCACCCAGCAGGACCCATTGCTGTAGCAGCTCCAGCGACGACACCACCAGCCTTGGTGGCAATGCCTCCGACCTTAGAAGCCATACCGCCAGCTTTACCCGCCATGCCACGCGCTGCCAGTTCAATCGATGCCTTGCGTGATGCTGCGCCCAAAAATGCAATCGCCCCAATCAACGCGGCAATGGCAGTAAGCACAGGCGCAACCACCACAGCAATACCACCAACCGTTGCAACAGTCGTGAGGATCACCGTCGTCGCCGTGGGGAAGTTTGTGGTAAAACGGTCAACCCCATCCACCACAGCTTCAATCACGGGCATCATGCGTTCCAGCACGGGGATCAGCTTATTACCGAGCTTGATTTGTAATGCATCCCAACGATGCTGCATCAGTTTAATTTTATTGGCGGTGGTGCTGGCTTGGGTTTGGAACTCACGCTCCATACTCCTCGCTTTTGCTGCATCATTGGTCGCAATCAGCAACTGCTTTTTATACAACCCTAACGAACCCACCAGCGTTCCAACATCGTCAGAGAACTCCGTGCCGAACAATCCCACCAACACACCCGCACGTTGCTTGGAATCCAACTCACCCAACTTGCCAAGCAGCCCTTGCAACGCGCCTTGGGCATCGTTTTCCACCGCTGCCGCCAGATCGCTGGCATTGATGCCGATGCCCGCCAGTGTTGTTTGAAACTTCTTCCCTTGGCTATCGGCAGTCTGAATCTTTTGCAGCATGGAATTGATCGCCGTGCCTGCCACTTCAGGTGGTTTACCGAGCGCGATCAAGGTAGAGGTTAACGCTGCCGCCTGATCGCTGCTTAAACCGAACGATTGCGCTGTGCCGCCAATCCGCTGCAAGGCATCGACAATCTCTCGCGCCTTGGATGGTGAGTTGTTAGATAGTTCATTGATCGTGTCACCGAGCTGACCAATGGATGGAATAGGAATATGGTACACATTAGCCAGTTTACCCATGGCATCGGCGGCGGCATCGGGTAACATATCAAAGGCGGTGGACATCATCGCAATTGTCTCTACAAAGGGGTTTAAATCCACCTCAGCAATACCCAACTGCCCACCTGACGCGGCAATATCTGCCAAGCCTGTCGCAGCAATCGGAATGCGTTTGCTCATATCCTTTATTTCGCTATTAAACCGCTGCAATCCCTCGGGGCTGAAGTTGGTGGTTTTTGCCACGCCTGTCATTGCAGTCTCAAAATCAATGGCTTTATTCAGCGGTGCAGACAATGCCCCTGTAATAGTATCGCCAGTGCGCCCCACAGCATCGGCAACAAAGGATATGTTTGCCGCCTTCTGCATCGCGGATTCATATTTGTGGGTAGAGGCAGTAAGCCGCTCCACGCGCAACGCCTCGCGCTCCATCGCGGCGGTAGTGTCAGCGATGTTCTTTTTTAAGTCGCGCTGATGTGCTGCTAGGTTTTTGGTTTCAATGCCTGATTGTTGCAATTCACCACGCAGGCGTTGTAACTGCTGTTGCTGATCGGCTACGCCGCGCTTTGCTGTGTTGCTTTGTGCTGCCAAACGTTTATTTGCGCGCTCTGCCGCATCAAACGCATGCTTGGCTTTTTCTAGCGCAGCAGTCAGCCGCTTTTGCGCTGCTTTATTTTGTGTGGTGGCAGATGTTTCTTGCTCTAATGCTTGTTTTAATTCTGCAACCTGCTGCTTTGCCTCGACCATGCGCTTGCCAGCCTGTTGCGCCTCACCTTGAAGCTGTGCCAACTTTGCAGCAGAGGCGGCTACCGATTGTTTAAGCTGGCGGAACGATTCAACCTTAGTCGCTTTGTTTGCTAATTCGTTTAATGTGGTTTGCGTTTTTTCCAGCTTCTTCGCCATCACATCGCCTACTTGGGCAATCTTTTTGGCGGGCGCGGTGAACTTATCCATCGCGCTGATAACCACGCTCACATTCATGTTGTTAGACATTTTTTTACCACCGCCTTACTGTTGAACCATGTCATACCGAACTGCCTTTGTGCTCGCGTGCATCGTACCGATCATCGTCATAGCTGAGCACCCTTTATACATGAGTGCTTATATCGCAGCGGCTATATTGTTCGTTGTTGTGTATATTCCGCTGCTGGTCGTAGCCTTTAACCTGAACGAACACAGCGACCGACCAGCAGGTGGACCTACTGGCCGCTTGCCGTGGCAGTAATCATCACATCATGGAACGCCAGCAGTTCTTCAATCGGCATTGCCATCATCCCTGACCATTGCCAATGGTAATGAAGCGCGAGGTTTGCCATTACCACGCGCAGGTCTGACGCGGTCAGCCCAAAAAAGCGTTGACCTCATCGGTCAACTTGCCAAAGTCTTTTGCATCCAGCTTGCGCACGTCATCGGGTGACATTTCGGCAGTGGCTGAACACAGCATAATGGTTTTAGTCACGTTGTTGCCGTTATTGCCGTTTTCTGCCAACTCCAAATCCAGCGCGGTCAATCGTCGGGTGGTAACGCGGTTGACCTTCTTGCCATCGACGTCAATCGGGTAGTCTAATGTAATTTCACTCATCTTATGCCTCTTTTGTCGGTCTTTTTGTCGGTTGTAACGCCGCATACTCGCCGCGTTATGCTGTTATATTATAGCCTTATGCAAGCGTTGCTGTGTTTGAACCAAACACAGCAACGGTCATACTGTTGTGCTACTTGGTCTTACCATCGGCGGCTTTTTTGGGCGGCTGGTACGGCTTCACAAACTCCGCCAACAACCAGTGCTGCGCCTGCCGTACATTCATCACCAGCACATCACCCACACTGTTGCCGCCAAACGGCTTTAATACTTCATACTGCATCATTAACCCCCAATCGCTGCACGTTCCAGCAATAGCTGATCCACGCCGCCCACGATGCGCACCATGTTTTCAATATCAATTTCATAAATCACCACGCCACCCACCATCAGTTGGTAGTAACGCACCGCCATAGCAAACTTGATTTGCGTTTTGTCGCCCATCTTCGCCGTGCCGAAGTCCACTTCTTTCAGCAATCCGCGCATCTTTGCCTGCACAGGCACAATCAAGCCTGCATTGCCCAGCAATGCGCCCTTAAAGGTTAAGGGAACATCGGCACCGTTGCTCAAGCCAAACAGTGGCAACGCTTGGGCATCGAACTGGCTTAATGTGAAGTTGGACTCCATCTTTTCCATGCCTAATTCCAATTCAATCGGCGCGTCCATACCGCCAGCGCGGTGCTCGTCGGTCTTCATGGTCAACTTAGGCAAGGTGACTTCATCCACCACGCCTGCCTTGCCACGGTAAGACACAAACAGGTCAAAGTTTTTTAATACCTGTGGAATACTCATTTAAACAACCCCTTCAAATAGTCGTTCACCAAGTGTTTACGCATGGTGATATGCTCCGCCGTTTTCACGTCGGTGAAGTCATAATCAAAGTAAATATGACCATTAGCCAAGCTTTCGGGCGTGTTCAGCGCAGCGTCAACCCACGCCTTGCCGCCAATCAAATGCCCCAACGCCACTTCGTGCTGCAAGTAGGCGTTAATGCCATCCACCACCGCTTCGATGAAGTTTTTGGTGATCCCTTGGTCAATCGCCCACTTGTGCGATGTGACCATCGCTTCGGCGATAGCATCATCCGTACGCACAGTGGAAACAAAGGCAAAGCGCGGGTCATCCGAGCATGTGCGCGAACCCCACACGCGGTAGTTATCATCGCGGATAATCGTCGCCACTTGGTTCTCGTTCAGGAAGTTAGCTGTGCTGTTGGCATCGCCCTGCGCGGAACTGATGATCGGGCGAGCTGTGCCAGCAACACCATTGAGCGGTTGGTTAGATGGTGATTCCCAATAACCACGCGATGCCAACACAGCGGCAAAGCGTGCCGAAGCAGGTGACGTTACGTTGGATGCCGAAATTACATCAAAACGGGTACACCAAGGGTCAACCAGCCACACACGCGGCGAACCAAAGTTGCCACGGTAATTAATCGCATCGGCATCGGTGGTGTTCGTACCATCTGCCACTACCATCGCCAACAAACGGTTGGCAACAGCAACAAACTCCGTCACCACCGCAGCATCGTGGGTAAAGCCAGGGGCGCATAGCACTTTGGGTTTCGCACCCGTGACGGATTCGGCATCCAACAACGCTTGCAGCCCCGTGCGTTGTCCTGTTACCGATACGCCACCAATGACGTTGGCTTTGGTAGCTGCCACGGTCGCACCTTCTGCCACACGCACCACCACCACCGCGAACGATCCTTGATCGAATATATCATCAATCGCAGCAGGACCAGTGCCCAAGCCTGCGCCCGTGGTATCCAAGGCGGCGGCTTCGGTACGGCTGGCAATACGCACAGGTGTATTCAGCGGGAACGCCTCATCCACACCGCCGCTCAGGAACAATGCCGACGATGTAGGCGCAACCACGCCTGCCCCTGTTGAACCAGCCGTATGACTGACCACCACCAACAGCGAAGCCACAGCATGGGCAGCAATCGCCGCCAATACTTGCGTTGCCGTGCTGGTAATCAGCCCTGTGGCATCCGTTGCCAAATCCACCGTAATCACCGTACCGCTCACCGACACCGCCAGCGGCGCAGCATTAGCGCGCGGATTACGCAACAGCACACTGATCGTGTTACCCGTCGCACCCACGCTTAACGCATCAAACGTTAAGGCATTATTGCTAGCAACCAGCCCAATGCTCAGTGTCGCAACCACGCCAAGGGCGGCATTCGGTGCAGTACACACCAGCCCAATGGTGCTCATGTTCACATTGTTGATCGGGCGTGTACCTGTTGCTACATCAACAACATCAATCCCGTGTAAGTATTGTCCTGGCATAAATAACTCCTAATAGTTCACTGCGCGGATAGCAGTTTCATTACTGGCTGCACGGATAGCAGCTTTTGCGCTTTGTAAACGGGCAAATGCTTGGAACTTATGGTCTGCCATCGCTGCCGATAAGCCAGTCAGCCACGCAACATCGGCGGCGATGGGCTGATTGTTTGCATCAATCCACGCAAACCCTTGCGGTAATACCCAACCGTTACTGATCGCTGTCAACACACCAGCCAGCGTTTGCGCATCTGCATCGCTCGCTTGCACGCTCGCGCCTGCGTATGTAATCGGCGTGTTCATATCGGCTTGGTATGCACGCAGCACACGCGATAGTGCGGCATCGCGTACAGCTACCACATCAATCACCCATGCCTGCGTCGCAGCGTCCCACTGGCTCTCAGGCGGTGGCACAAGCTCGGTCTTGGTCGCAGGCAACGCGCCCACCGCTTGCCACACTTCAGCTTGCTGCGTGGCAGTGTCATACACCGTGGTTCCGCGCAGGTCAGGCACGACAGCCCATGTTTGCGCCACAGTATCAAATTGCGCCGTCTCGCCAGCAGCCAACACAGGCAACGCCACATCGGTCGCCAAGGCAGGTATCATTCGCTGCCCAGCGATGGGGTCATTAATGCTCGACGTAGTGCGAATATAAACCCCAGCATCATCAAAGTGATGAATATCAACAATAGGATCAGCCGTGATTGTTTGTGATGGTGTGTTATTCATTCCTCATTCCTAATTCCTCATTCGTAATTCGTAATTCTTAATTCGTCATTAATACTTAATGCAATACATCATCGCCACGTTGCGTGGTCGTGTTTCTGTGCCACCTGTTGCTCCAGTATTGATTGTACTGTTAACGATGTTGTTTGGGTCGCCGCCTGCGCTCGATCCGCCTGTTGTGCTTTTAAAGAGCTGTGTATGCGTATGGCTCTTAAAATCATCGACCTGCCAGCTTCCCAGCGCACGTCCTGTATCTACCGCTCGACCATGCGACCAACCACGCACAAACTCACCACGCAAATCGGGTAGGTTAAACGTAGTCGTGCCATCACCAACACCGTAACTAATGCCGATTGCCGCAAACAAATCAGCATAAACCGTGCGCGATATAGCTGCACCATTGCACTCAAAATAACCCGCAGGCACGGTGCTATGTGCTAAGGCAATCACTGCCCCCGCGCTGTTATAGCCCGATGTTTTCACCCATGCCGCCCATACATTATTGACGCATCGCCGCTGCCATGTGGTATCGCTGTAAAAATCATACACGGTTTGCACACACCACACTGCTGACGCAGCGGTGTGGCGAATCACCGTCATGTATTGCCAGTTCATTGTGCCAGTCAGCGGCCAGTTGGCACCGTACCCATTGTAAATACCAGTCACGACCAAGCTGTTGGCATCAACCGCTGGTTTATATAACGCGCTGGCAAGGGCATCGTCATTGGTCAATAACGGCTGGTGTGGTGCAGCGATGTGACCTTGAATGTTGCCATTAGCAGGCTCTGCCCCTACATCACTGGCAACCAGCGTTACTGCTCCTGTTTTTCCAGCCACCGATTGTACGGGTGCAGCAGGGGCGTGGTTGTTAATCAAGGCAATAATGTCGGCTACGCTGCTGACTGTTGTTTCCACCCACGGCTGCCACACGCCGCCTTCTGCGCGACGTTCAAATGTTTTTACCGAGTAAAAGTCATACACCCGCTGATGACACCACACCACCGTTCCATTGCTATGCCGCAGCACCGTCATGTATTGCCAGTTTGCCGCCCCAGTCAGCGGCCAGTTTGTGCCATAACCGTTGTAAAAGCCTGATGTTGTCATGGTATTGGCATCCACGTTCATCGCACTTTTTGCTGTTGCCAGCACATCGGCATTGGTCAATAGTGGTTGCAGCGTCTGCGCCGCAATCGCGGCATCCACTTCGGCTTGCGTTGTGTATTGCTGGTGAGGGTCGGCAGCGGAAAGGTGGGCGTTAATGGCAGCGGTAATGGCTGCGGCATCCACAAAGCCTGCTGTTTTTAGCGCATCAACCTGCGCCTTTAACCACGCCGTTCTGTCGGCTAACTGCTGATGCGGTACATTATCGTTACCACCTGCGCCGCCCATGACTGGCTCGTTTATGCCAATTTCATGCACTGCGACGGGGAATGTATTTGGGTTATCGGTTAAATCTGCCATCTTATGCTACTATCACCCCATTGGTGTGGATTGTTTGCCATGTTGCACCATCCCATTGCAGTTCAACCAAAGTATTGGCTGCGTTGAATGTAATACTGCTGGCTGCTGCACCTGCGTGATTGAATGCGCCATTGACCACCACCGTATTGCCCACGCTAATAAACGTTGCAAACAAGACCTTCCGTTGTAAGGGGTAAGCACCATTGTTGAGCGTCAATACACTGTTGACGGTGTTGGTGCGTAACTCGCTATTGCCTGCGGCGTGGATGATGCCCGTGGCGGCTGTTTGGAACCGTTGACTCACGTTTTCACCCACGCCACCAAGGTCAACACAACCGCGCATGGCAATCACTTCGCTGGCACTGTCGTAAGTGCTGTAATTGCCGTATGAACCATCCGACACTACGTTAAGCAAGCGTACACCTGTGCTATTAGTCAGATTAAACACACTAGAGCCAGTGCCAGCGGCAGCAGATAACGTTGCCGAAAACGTAAAGTTCGTACTACCAACCGATAATAGCCCTGCTACTGCGCCACGCACCTCACCACTAAAACCATTGTCTGCCATATCCATGCCTGCCGCGCTGTACACGTCAGCGGGGTAACTCACGCCATCGCAGTCACATGCAATCGTATTATTACTGCATGTTAGCAATACGTTGCTGGAGTTACGCCACGCCACGCCGCTGGCTGTATTCCGTGCCGTATTGCCAGTGCCGCGATGACCAGAAGAGCCTAATGCGTAACTGATCGCCCCATTCACATAATGGCGACCACGCATCAAAATCGCTGTTCCTTCTTTGCTGGCTGTGGCAGCCCCTACAATCTCGTTATGGTCAACACGGCAGCGATTGCCAATCAGCAACACGCCGTTTTGTTCGGGCGCAGTATCTTGGGCAATGGGGCTAAGCTCAACGTAATTGTGGTGAACCCGTGCCGAACGCGCTGCAACGCTGATGCACTGACCACCGTCAGGTCGGGTTTTACCGCAACCGATGATTACCGCACCAGTAATCACACCGCCGACACTCTCTTTTTGGCGGTATAGTTCGTTGATCTTAATGCCATCCTTACCTGCATTAATCACCACGTCACCACGGCTTTCAAAATGGTCGCTAGCTCCGTAAATAGGCGATGCCCAACAACCAACCGACACGCTGTCAATGGATTTTGAATAGGGCGCATCGTTAGGCTGAAACACCATCGAAGCCCCCAGCGACACACATTCCACCGCGCTACAATGCTGCGCCCCCAGCAAACCAAATACGCGGTAAATAAACTCAGGTCGCCGAAGTTCTGTGAATGCAGCATCCGAATACGTCAGCGCAGTGGTGTCGCTAACGCAACGGTAGGCTAGGTTATGCCGCGCCACGCCAGCAGAAACCATCCCCCACAAACAATCGCTAAAATCACAAAACGAACACACCGCAAAATCACACGATTCAAATTGCACACCATTAAAGCCAACGTTTGCCGTTGCTGTATTGAGGCGTTCAAACACAAAACCATTTACGTCAATATGATGAAAGTTTTTGAAGTGCCAGGCATAGTTTCCCGTACCTGTTCCCGTGGCATCAGGTCGCCGAATCGTTGCGCCATGCCCATTAATCACCACATTCCGTACCGTGATCGTCGGCGCAACAGGCGCAAGGTCAGCGCATAAGTACACCCCCTTTGGCACATCCAACACATCACCATCGCCCAGCGCATCAAATGCTGCTTGGAACGCTGCGGTGGTGTCCAATGTGGGCGAACCTGTTTGCACATCTGCTATTTGTGCATCGGTTAAATACGACCATAGCGACACCGTGGCACTGCGCGTCCACGTTGCTGCGCCAACAGCGTTCGCGGTTAATACAGCACGGTCAAACGCGGGAGCATTAGCTAATGATCCCATGCGTTTCCGCAAAAACTCCGTGCGGTTCAATAACTGCTGAATAGGGCGGTTTACAATGCCACCAGGCCCTGCCAACACAGGGTCAGTTACTTCTAATTGGTAAACGTTGTCGAACCGTGGGTTTGCTACTAAATCAACCATAAATCACCTGTAAAAATACCATCGCTAAAACTGATTGCACCATCGAACCGTGCCGCACCATCAAAATATTGTGCTGCTGTTGTGCCATAATTATTGTCAAAGTTCGTACTGCCATCCATGTTATAACGGCCGTTCATCGTCTGCGAGCGTGTATAAACATAGCTGAGCGTGCGCAAGTGGCTGCGCACATTGGCATGCTCGGCAATCACCTGCATGATCGTTTGCAATGCCAACCGAAACGGCGCGCTGTAACCATCGTGCCAGCGTGTACCGTCCCTTTTAACCGTACCATCATACGCCGAAAACGTGGGTCGCAGGTCAGTTACTTCAAGGTCATAGGTGTAGGCCAAGGTATCCCCTGTATGCGATGCCTTACCATTGTAGGTATAGCCGCGATTACGCCGAAAAGCGTTGTATTCACGCACAGCAACCGCACTATAACCCAGTGCCATGATAGCGTTTTTTAATGCCAATAACGTTCCTGCTATATTGTGCGATTGGTACGATTGACGAATAACATTGCGTTGCTCTGCCGCTAACCATTGCGAACTAAAAAACTCCACATCCAACGCCCACGCCAGCCACGGCAACAGGGCGAGTGGGCAGGTGTCGGCATTCCATAACGTGTGAATATCCACGGGCGTTTGTTCAATCCGCCCTGTGCCTGCCTGCTCTAGGCTGTGTTCCCTCGCTGTGGCATTGGGTGGGAGTATGCTCAGTACGTCAGCCATCAGACCGCTACCCCTGCCACACTCACGTTGATGCCCGTAACGCTGGATGCTTGCTCGTCACCAACCACAATATCCGTGGCAGGTGCAATCAAGTTCACGTTTTGCACACTCGCCACGGTTGCCGCCGCAATCAAGCCTGCCCGCGTAATATCATGCCCCAAGGCATGGTGCTGGTCGGCGTATGCCTGCACAGCCGCCAGTGCTGCCGCTTGCAGTGTTACAGCATCGCCTGTGGGGTAGAGTGTTAATGCCACATCAATACTGTAGGGCAATAGCGTGGCTGCTTGCACCATCACATGGTCAGTCAACGGTCGCACATCGTCAGCATTGCAGGTGGTGAGTACAGCATCCAGCACCGCTTGCGGTGCAATACCGCCGTTGCTGTGGGAAAGTACCGTAATCAACACATCGCCAGGCACAGGGCTGATCACGCTGGCATCCAGCACATCAGCATCCGCCGACCGCGCAAAATAAAGGTACTGGTTAGCAGGCCCTGCGCTGGTGCGACTGTATAAGCTCAGTCGTATCCGCTCGCGGAATGGGTTGTCTGCCTCCAACACGGCAGCAGTCGGTGGCACGGTGTTGGGGTTGGCAGGCGTAATCGTTAACCGTGCTACACCAAAGTTCGCTCCTATTTGGTCAAGGTCGCCACCAGCGGCATAGGCAAGCATTACAGCATGCGCGCCATCGTTGATGCGTTGACGGATAAGCAGTTCGCGGTAGGCGCATACTTCCAACAGTTGCGCTTCCACCGATGATTCAAGCTGTAGGGCGTTTAAGTCGGGGTTACGTGCCAGTAAATCGGCTTTTAACGCCGCTAAAATGGTTTCATAATCCAGCGGTTCAATTACATTGGGGGCAGCCATCTTGGCAAAATCAATTTGCGTATAAGCCATTACACCACCAGCCCTTGCAAGGTAATCGCCTTGCCGCCAATCACATCATGGCCATAAAGGTCAATTAGCAACTGGTTAGCCTCGCCCACGCTTACACGCACTTGATCGACCACAAACTCCGTTTCCCACTGACCAATGGCATCCACCACGGCATGCACAACATCGAGCTTGAGCGATGCGTTCATCGGACGATCCACCAAACGCGGCAGCCGTGAGCCATAATTACGCCGCATCACACGGCTACCCAAAGGCGTGGTCAACAAGCTTTGCAAGCGTTGCATCAAATGCGCCGTACTGCCAATCATCACGCCTGTATTACGATCCATGCCGTTCATTGCGCTACCCCAGTATTTGCGCCGCCTGGCTGAATACCGCCGTGGACGTGTTGCTGTAAGCTGACGCTGCCTGCCACCGTGTCGCCCGTGGTATGCAGTGTGCCATTGATGGTCACATCGCCAATGAGTGTAATTCCACCGTCTGCTTGCACTGTTACCGTGCCACCAGCAGGCAGGCTTGCCTGCAAGCTGTGGCTACGCTGGTTGTAATGGATAACCGCACCATCGGCATACTGCACCCAGTCATCATCGGGGTCAGTGCTCGGCGCGTCGAATGCGCTTTGGTAGATTGCTAAAAACACCACCGCTTGGCTCAACTCGCCCGCAGGTGCAATCACCGTAACCTGTTCACCCACGCTGGGCGCACTGGCAGTACGTACGCGACCAGCACGGCGAACAGCCCAAGGCAAGTCGCCTGTGGTCAATGTATCGTTTAACTTAACACGGCAGGTTTTGCTGCTGGTGTTGACGCTGGCAACCGTGCCAAAGCGCACAATGTTAAGCAGTCGCCGTTCCAGTTCTGCAACCGTGAAGTGTAGTTCAGACATGGCGGTAATCCGCTGCATGCCCGTCACCAATGTTCGGTGCTTTACCAATCAATAAGGTTGCTGGGGCTAGGTCAGGTGCAATCACCGCATCATCGGCATAAATAAGCTGCTTCCATAGCACCAGCCAAATGGCATAGCCTTCGTTGTCCACCTGCGCGGCCGAACGGTTTTCCAAGCGTTCCACCACGGCGGGGAACACATCGTTCAGCCCCCATTGTTGTTGATGGATCAATAGCATGATGTTCCGTGCGATCACCCGTGCCGACTGCCCACGCGCTGCTGCACCTCGTGCGTTGCGGGTAATGATGAACGCAGCATTGCGGCACTCAAACGCAAATTGCCCTGTGCTGGGTTGCTCATTACTGGGCTTACCGCCCAATGGCACAAACAACACACCATCACCACGCGGTGCAATCTTCTTTAATGCCGCTGGCGATAGGTCAAAGGCGTATTCGGTCACATCACGTACGCCGCTCACGCCCTTCAACCCCGCAACAATGGCGGTTTCATATTGCTCAAACGTAGGCATGGCTACGTTCAATGGGTAAGTACAATGCGCCAGCCGTTGCCGCATTCGCCAGCGGTACGGTCATGGTATGGTTGGTAGGGTCATAGCCTGTTGGCATCGCCGCAAGCGCAAGCTGCCAACCCGCAGGGATTAAAGCAGCGGTATCGTAAGGAATAATATGTGTGTTGTTGTTGCTGATGACGGTTAAGCGGTTGTTGCCATCGTCGGCAACCAAATAATGACCAGGCGACAACTCCAACACATCGCGGCAGCCCCATAACTCGTTGGGACGGTTAAACGCCTGTGCGCCAGCATCATACACCGCATGCCCTGCAATCCATGCCAGATCGTGATTATCAACCCCCAACGCTGCCAACAAGCGCGGCGACGATGCTCCAATGACCAATTGATTATGATCCTGTGATACATAAAAACCACGCGGCAACAGATTACCGGCGGCAATACCTGCTGGTTTAGTGTAGCACGCCACATAAGCAAAGCTGGTGGCATCATAAACGGCAATCATGTCGTCATAGTACAACGACACATAAATAAGGTTGTTCAGTGCATCAACACGCACTTTGTCGGGGTTACGGATGCTACCTGACCACGGCTCCGATACACCACCGTTATTCATGGCATGGGTGGCAACCAACGCGCCAGCAGGGTCAAATTCGGAAAGATGGCCATGCCCCGATGCACCCACAGCCATGCCACTCCATGACGCGACGATAATATTACCATTCGGTAACATATCTACACCCGAAGGCGTATATAAGCCTGTAGGCAAGTTTAACGCCGCATTGTGTGTGCCAAACTGCCACAGCATGGCTTGCGTATCTAAATCAAAAGCGCGTAATACATGGTTATTACCCACGGTGTAAATACGGCGGTTGACTTCATCCAAGGCAAAATCGCGTGTTAAATACAGACCATCCGCCGCTGCGGAGCGTCCCCAATAACCAAGGAAGGAAAAGTTGGCATCAAACCTAGCCAGCGCAATCGCTGCACTAGCCGTTTCCGAAGCCACCCACACCTCGCCATTGCTGGTTTTGCGCAATGCCGAAGGCATAACAATAAGCCCGCCATCGGTGTAATAACTATGCACCACGCCAACACCATCGGCAGCAGTCAGGTGGGCAGTTCCCACAGGGTTCGCTACCACAAAGCCGCGTGCCATATCGGCATCTGCCGCTTGTAGCTTCAAGCTGGCGAACTGCGCCGCGCCAATGCCCTGCAACTTTGCCTTAGCTGCCGCGTTAGCATCCAAATCAGCAAAGAAGTCAACCAGCGCGCCCATTATTGATACCCCGCTAATGCTGTTGGCGTGAACACCGCAGCATCAGCAGCCGTTGCCGCCTGTGCTGTGGCATTCACCGTGTGGTTGCTACCATCCAACCCGAGTTGAATAATACCCTTGCTGATCCGCTCCAGCTCTTTGACTGCCTGCTCATAACGCAGCTTCACAGCATCCGTCACGGCATCGTCATACAAGCGGTAGCGCGCAATGTCTCGCGCTATGCGGGCAATGTTTAAGGGTACGCTAGCCAGCGGCAACGTATAACGCGCTTGCAAATAGCCGTTGATTTCTGCATCAGCATCATTCAAGGCAGCATTAAGCACATCATCGTCTATCGTCTGCAATGGTGGGTTGGCACGATCCGTCAACTGGATCAGCTCTGCCTCACCAAAGCGGTCAATCATCTGTTGCGCGCTGGCATAGCTCATGGTTTAGCCCTTCGCCGCTACTTTGGTCTTCGCAGCGTCATCAGCCTTCGCAGCGTCATCAGCCTCATCTAAAGGTTCAATCGCTTCAATAGCCAGCAACGGTGTCGCCTCTTCTTCTGTCAGTTCAACGGTGCTGCCTACCGCATAATCTTTATCATCATGCTTCAGCGGTGTCTTTACGGTGTATTTCATACGTAGCTCCTTAACCAACGTTCTGAATCAAATAGCCCAAATCAGGGGCGGTAATCAGTTCTTTCACCGATTCACCCGAACGCACCTGTTGACCGCCGCGCATACCGATATTGGGGTTAGGCATGGCACCAGCTACGCGGTCGCCAAATTGCGCCGTCAGACCAAAGGTGGCAGTGCCGCTCATGGTGTCGGAGTGGCTGTCTTGCACCAACAGGGCAATATGATTACCCCAAGCACGCGCCAGCGTTGCCGCTTGACCTTTACGCGCTGTATTGACGCGGGCTTCGCCCACAATCACCTTGTCCATCTCGAAGAGGTCAGCAATAAACTGGCGACTGGCAACACCACCATCACCAGCATTACCGTGGAACGCCTTCACAATCGCAGGGTGGCGGCTCAGCACCGTAAAGGCACGGCGACCCAGCACCATCACGTTAGGACGCAAGATCATCGAATCAGCAGCGTCCTGAATCAACGCTTGCGGGTTGGATGTGGGGTCGGTAAATAACGATGCTCCCGACAAGGTGACTTTATTTGTCGCCGCATAATTCGCAGCACCGAATACAAGGTTGGACACGCGCACTTCACGATCCAAGGCAATCAGGTTTTGCACCCCTTCCACGGCACGACCCAAGGGGTTGTAATTAACGGGGGCGTTTGCAATATCTGCCTGTGGCACCATCGCATCCAGCGCGTGGTCTTCGGTCGATGCCGTCACCTCGGTGGCAGTGAACTCGACCTGATTAGGCTGTGACTTGCGCCCCACTGCGGTGTCTGGAATAGTGAACCCATCAGCAAGGTTGTGGAGCAAGTACTTAAAATCTTGCTTGCCCACAGGTACGCGGGGCAATACTTCGTCTGCCACCATTTTCCCATTGCGGTAGGCAATGGCAATGGCGGTTAAATCGGGTTGAATAGGGAATGGAGCTGGAGCTGGCATAGTTTACCTCTTAGCCTTGGATTTGTGATTGATTGATGATCAGCGAACCAATGTCGCCCAATACGCCGCTTTCCACGGCCATGCCGATAATGCGCATGTTTGCACCTACCGCAGGCAAGGCTTTAATCGCCCGACCTGTGGCATCGGCAGTCAATAAGTCGCCAGCGGTCACAACGCCGCCAAACTCCACTTGGGTGATCTTATCCATCACCACGTCCACGGCACTGCTTGCCACCAGTGGCGCAACAGGCACAACAGCATCGGTGACACCAATCAATGGGTCAGTGGCGAGCGCGGGCAATACCACATGGAATGCGTCCACACCAAAGGTTACGATGCGGTAAGGCGGAACCAGTGCGGCAATTTTAAAGTTTTTAGTCAGTCCAGGATTGTTCATGCGTTGCTACCTTGTGCTTCGATGTGTTTCACCGCCTCAGTGATGGTGATGTTACGACCTTTTGCCGCCTCAGATTCTTGAAAGTCCACGGCTGCCGCAGCCAATGCCTTAGCATCGGTCACATCCACACCCTTGCCATCATCGTTCGGCAGTTCACCAAAGCTGACCAAAGGCGGCTGCGCTTGCAGGTAGTCCTTCATAAAATCTAGGGGGGTTTTATGGCTGGTGGATTCGCCCTCTGCGAACTCAATCGTCTCGACGCGTTCCAACGCAGCCATAAAGTCAACCACGCCATCTTTCATGGCTGGCAACAGCTTGCCTTGGGTCAATAATGACTCAGCAAAGGTGGCACAATCAGCGCGGTGCATGGCAGCCTCACGCGCTGCCAGTACTTCCTCACGCTGTTTCAGTTTATTTTCACGCGCCAGCAGTTGCTGCGCTTGTTCATCATTGTCGGGCATTGCGCCCTCCTTTTCATCTTCTGCAAATGCAGGTTGTGGGGGGGCAAGCTTTGCCTCTTCGGATTGTTCTTGTTGTTGTTCTTTGTCGGCTTCGCGTTGCAGCGATTGCACATCCCAGTCGGGGATAGTTTTGTCCGCTTCATCTTTACCGAACTTACCAATCATCCATTCGCGCAGGCTGCGCCATAGCCCTGCCTCGGTTTGGTCTTCATGGCTGCCAAAGTCCACGGTCAACATTTCGCCTTCGTCGGCAAAGTCAGCCGCTCGCAAGCCTTTAATCGCAGGTGCGACCGCACCAAGGAAGCCCAAGTGACGCGGGTACCACACACCAGCCACAGGGTTGTTGGGATTATCGGGGTGGTAAAAGGACATTGAACGTTTCTTAAACGCGCCTGTTTTATGCAGTTCGGAAAAGTCAGGGTTAACCTGTGTTGGCATCGCCAATAAGTCATTACCCTCCACGCGGAAGGATTCCACCCAACCATAAGCGGGTGCTTGACCCGTCGGATGCCCGATCACCAGCGGTGCTTCGTGCAACTCAGGGTTATATGCTGCTGCCGCAGCCTGCAAGTCTTCGGCACTGATCGTGACGGTTGCCCCGCTGGATGTGCGGTGCGTACCTGCGATAAAAGCGTGAATCGGTTGGGTGTGTGTGTCTGGCATAGGGCGAACGCTAGCCACGGCGAAGGGTTGCCAGTTTCTAAGTATCTAAGGAGTTTTTATGTACCCCCGCACCTTATAGGACTTATAGGACTTATCCCGCACGAAAAAAAAACGGCAATACAGGCGATGCACCACCAATTCCATACCCAACTACCAAAAACAAAGAAACGGGCGTTCTAGCCCGTTTAACCCCCGTTTAATTTTGATGTATGCGTAACAGGCAGGCGCGTAGGATTGACCCTACATCATCCCCGCCAATGCATCGCGGATAATTTGCGCAATCTCCGCCTCATCGTCGGCGGTCACGCCCATGAATGGGCGAGCGGGTATATTGCGTTCATCGGCACCAAATTGGTGGGTGGCGGCATAAATCAGGTTCGTTCCCACTTCCACGCTGCTGTCCAACCATTCAGTATGAATCGAATCCTCCAAGCCACCATATTCGCGCAATATCGCATCGGGGTTACGGTGCTTGCGGGCAACAGTCGCATCGGCTAACGCATCCCATGCTGTGCCATCTGGTGCGGTTTGGTCGTCAAAGCGTTGCCGTGTGCTTTCAATCATATGCTCGCCAATGTCGCCTAAACTATCTTGCACAGCATGCAACACCGTGGACAGCTCGCTCGCCATGCTGTGTAACGCCTTAGCATTGGGGTCAATCGTTATGCTTGTGCCTGTCATGTCTTCTCCTACGCTTATTGACATCATCATAAGCGTTCATTACGCTGTGCCCATTAGCCATCGTGCGAGCAGTCTCCGACCAGACCTCCAATCCTACGCACGGGTGATTACCGCTGGGTCGGCGGCGGTAGTTTTAACCTGAATTATTCACCCCTGCGGTATAACCGAACACCACGCCGCAATCCCTCTACCTCATCACTCAACTCATCCACCGCATGATCCAGCACATAACTGGTTTTACCACGCCAGCCATCGGTCGCAAACTCAAACACCGTAAACGCCGTTTTATCCACACCATCTATTAACCGACGTGATACATAGCGACGGCGTACTACCGCACGCTTTTGGCTATGCATCCACTCCATGCCTACCCATATCTCATCAGGGTTCTTTATAGCATCCGCCATCATGAGCAAAAAACGTTCGCGCCCACGCTTGGCAATCTTCCACCGTCCGCGTACATCTTTTAATAACGCTTCGGATATAACCACCGCCTCACCAGCGGCATCGGTAAACACCACAGGCTTGCCGATGTCGGCATCAAACGCTTGCAAAAACTGACGCGCATACGCTTCCTCTTCGCCATCCTTCATGGCGGGTAGCAGTTGTTCTGCTGCTACGGTTTGCGGTTCTGGCAACAGGTCTTGCGCTGCCGTGGCAGGTATCAGTTGTGCAAATCCATGCGGTGCTTCACCCGTTGCAGGTGGCACGTGAGCATGCATCCACGCACTACGCCCTGGTGCATACGCCCAACCCGCGTCAATGCCGTCTGGCACATCCAACACCTGCTTGCCCACCTTTACGCGGCGCGTGATGACTGCGGGCGATTCCGCAACCTGCAAGCCTTTACGCTGCATCCGTGCCTTACTCATCCCTGTTACATAGCAACGGCAGCCCCAGCCATTGGGTGGGTAATGCGTTTGCCAAAACGGATCATCTTTGGCTAGCACTATGCCCGACCATGCAAGGTGTTGGTGGCGTGGGTTATTCACACCACTGGCATGGTGGTATTGCCAATACGGCATACGCTGCAATTGCGTGTAACGCCCCGCCGCGTGGGATGTACGCATATTCGTTTCGTATATCACCCGCGTGCGCCAACCATGATTACCCTTGTACGACCAACCATGTTCCGCCACTGCCGCATCAAACCGCTGGCGGAACTCTGCAATAGTCGTGCCTTCGGCAATCGCCTGCTGCACAGCGGCTTGCAAATCCTCCACCAGTGCCATCTTCATCGCCCCTGCCACCACAAAAGCATGATCGTGATTACCCTGCCACACATCCGACCATGCCGTACTCGGCATCGCCAACTTATTACGAAAGAAGGCAATCTGGGCATCAAACGGCAAACTGCCATAGGCTGCCGTTTTCATGGCGTTATAACGCCGTTATAACGTGCTTTATTGCTCATGCTGCACCGCATAACGCCCCGCTAACTCCATGCTGCTGAATGCCTTGGTCATCAAGGCGTTCAGCGCGGCAGTGTCCATCTCGCCCAGCAATGCTGGCAACTTTTCGGCAAACTCCGTTAAATCACCTGCTTCATCCAGCAGTTGCCGCGCTTGCGCAATCATGGCATCAGTGATTGGTGCTGCTTCGCGTTCTAATTGCCCACTGGCGTGGCTTACAGCATCGCCAGCCTCACCAGCCTCGGCAAAGCTCGCCGCAGCGGTGGCAGGCTTGCCGCTCAGTTTGATGTTATATTCTTCTTCCACATAGGTTTGATCCAACGGCATAGCCGCAGCATCTGCCAGTGTTTTGTCCCGTGTCGCTTTATCGCCAAGGTTTTCCACCTCGGACATATCACGGCGCAAGCGCGGACGTTTGGCGGTGGCGAAGTTCATCTGCGTGAACCACGTCAACAGCGTTTCGTTTATCGTATCGCTCAACGCATCAGCATCGGATTTCGCCACTTCATCTTTAATGGTTTCATGCACTGTACCCAGTGCTTGCGAACCGCGCTGACCCTGTGTCGTCGTCAACGTTTGCGACAGAATCACCGTGGTGATTGCCTGATCCATGCGTTCAATCAACTGCTCATGGCTGGTAATACCCGTGCGCGCTGCATCCATCAGCTCGGCAGCCATGCCTTCTGGTACGGCTGTTACACTGTTACTACGCAGGGCGCGCAAGGCATCCATCAGCACCCGCTTGTCCGCCTCGGTTGCGCCGTTGGGGTATGTGCCCTTCAGCGACGGTGAACCAAACTTATCAATAAACTGTAACCACAGGCTCATGCCCTCGCGCTTAAAGCGCACTGGCCAATACAGCCAAAAGCCCAAACCCGTGCCGTAGGGGTTGTCATCATCCAATGCCGCCACGTGGTGGACAAACGCTTTACGCGCTGGCAATGGTTCACCCGTAAGCAGATTGCGCCGCGTCTTCAGCCGCAGGCTTGGTTCTAGCCGCAGGGCTTGGCGTACATCGTCATAGCGTTCACTGCGCGGCGGCGTTAAATACAACGGGGCAAACATAAACCGCTGACTGCGTTTAACCTTCACCCCCGCAGGCCAATACAGCCCGTCTTTAACACTCCAAATAATCTCCGCCACGCAAAAGCCTTTGAGCAGGCTTTGCAGCAACACCTTTTCGGTCAGGTGGTCAAAACCAATACTTTCAATCATCGTCTTGGCGGCATCTGCTGCGGCTATATCTGCCGCGCTATCGCCGCCTGGCACGATGTCATAATCATTCGCTGTGACTGCGCCAATCCGCTGCTGCAAGCACGAACGAACACGATCATCGCGGTACACATCTTCATACACATCCAAGTTGCCGCCCAGCGAACGTAACAACTTGTCTTCATTATAACGGATGTTGCCAAGGTAAGCACGGGTAACATCAACCGCAGGGTCATCACTGGCATATTCCAGCCGTAGGTCTTTGGGTAATGCCATCTACACACCCACCACGCGCAACAGCAACGCCAAGGGTACATACACCGACAGCATCACCACGCTGATCGTGTAGCGGCGCAGCCGTGCCGCCAAGGCTTCGCAGGCGCGCTGGTTAATCTCGTCCAGCGTAGCAAGCAGGCGCGCTGGCGTTTGTTCATCTGCCAAAGCATAAGGGTCGTTAAATTCCACCATCAGCAACCCAGCCAATGTAGCAGGCTGCGGTAATCGCAACACCACCGACAATGCAAAGCCACAGGCAAAGCCAAACGCCAGCCACAAATCAGCCGTTAAACCACCAAATAAACCAGCAGCCGCAAACAATGCCGAAGCAGCAAGCCACAACTGCCCCAGCCGTTCCACACGCGCAATCAACATCAGCTCACGGGCAATCAAATGTTCATGCATGCGCCGCGCTTCATCAACCAACAACTGCACCGTGGCAGGTTTAGCCATTGCAGGTGGCGGCACGGATGTTCCTGTTTCCATATCCAACACAATATCCATCGTCAACCTCCAATAAACAGTTGGTGATCCACCGCATCACCTGTAACAAAGCCCAATCCGCTTTTGGTATCGCTAATATATTCCATGGGGGCTACATCAAAGTTAGATGCATAATATGCTAGTACGCCAGCAATAGCGGAATCACCATGCCGTTGACCATCACCATCGGTTTTTTTGCGGGGCAAACGGGGTACACCGTTCACCACTTTAATTGCCCGATGGTCATCAACAATATCATCGTGGCGTGGTAGCATGATGGTTCTATCTTCAAACGCAGCCTTATATTTTGGCATGTTTTCTCTATACCATGTTTCGCTGAACTTCACCTTTTCAGCACGGCTACCAAACTCATCAACTGCACATTCGGCAAGGAACGAGCCATTGCCCGTCTCATCCAGTGCTGCGCCACTCATGCGCGGCAATGCATTGCCTAACGATAGCATCACCTGCTCTTGCTGTTTATGCGGTACATTGTGCATTTCAATAATAAACGGTGCGGTTTTTATTAGCGTTTCGCCAATCTCCATCGGTACGATGTCGCTCATGTCGCTGCTGCGGGCAAAGTCCATGCCAAACACATGTCGCCGCTTTCTATCTAACTGCGCATAAAGCGGCTCTAGGTTGTAACGTATCCAATCAGCCATCTCGAGCCTGCGTGCTGGTTCTGGAGCCATGTTAAATGTTGGTGTGCCGATGAATCGAACCACAGGCGCATCAAACATACAGGACTCAATCAGTGCCCTAGACAAATAAGCACCACCGCCAGCTCGAGGAATGCAGTCCAGCTCCTCTGCCTCATTACCGCGATAACGCTTGCGGATGTCAGCTCGCCATATTGCCTCCGCCGCTGCGGAATACTCTAGCCCCGACACCTTGCATATCCTGCGGTAGAATCCGTCGGCTATCGCATCATCAAATGTTACACGGTGTAAGCTATAATCCGCACGACCTGCGCGAATATCATTCACCAAACTATTAAAAGGATTATCATCACCGTTATGTGTGCTGATGATGTGTATTGTTCCGCCCCACATGGTCATCGCCAAGGCTGATTTTAGCAGCTCATCCAAGTCATCGACGAAAGCCGCTTCATCAATAATCAACCGTTCTTTCGGGCGACCTTTGGAGCGCAGATTGCGCGGATTGCTGGAAAACGTGCGAATCTCATGACCGCTGGCAAACTTGATCGCATAAGTGAGTATGTCTCGGTCGGGGTCGTCAGGGTGTGGCATCATCGCTTCGCCAATCTCGCTTGCTACACTGCCAAAGGCTTTCGCCCAGTTAGCGCAATCCTGAATAAAACCGCTTGTCATTTCCTTGTCGTAGGATATATAATAGACGTTTGCGCCAGCTTCTGCTGCTGCATGCAACACAGCATCGGATGCTTCAGCATACGATATGCCAATGCGGCGACTCTTTTCAATCACCTTTACAGCAGCCTGATCAGCTACCCATTTTGATTGATACCGAAGAAGTATTGAATGCATATTAAACGGCTAATGAATCCATAATAGCAGCACGAATAGAAGCAACACCTGCAGAACTCATGCCCGCTTTTTTTGCCGCCTCATCAGCAGCTTCAGCAGCAATTTTGGCAGCGTTTGCTCGCACATCGGCTGCGTGTTTTTTTTGGCTGATGCTGGCACGGCTGAGGTCGGCAACGGCACGGGATGCGCTACCCAGCAGCTTCACGCGCTCTTCTGGGTCGGCTACCTCGGCTTGCTGTAACGTCAGTAACACATTAAACAAATCTGTTTGTAGCATCGCCATGACGCCAGCAGAGCGACTATCTTCGCTATCGTCGGCTTCAGCGGCAATCATCTTGGCAGCGTCTGTTGCTGCTTTGATGGATGCCAAGCGGTTCTTGACTGCCAAGCCTGCGCGACCTACTGCGGATCGGCTGATTTCATACCCTTGCTCATTCAGCCAGTCGGTTAATGTGCTATAGTCTGCAAAGCCATGCGCAACCAAGCGCGCCTCAAACTCACGGCGCACATCATCGGGCAAGCGTGAAATAGTGGATGGTTTAGCCATCACCAATACTTCGCAGGTCGGGCGATGCCTTTGGGGCAGTCCACGGTATATTCTACCACGTCAATGCCTTGCGGCGTGAGCTTGCCGCGCCATTGGTTGAGGCGTTCGCCCTTGTCCACCTCGACGAGTTTGCGGTCAGACAGGTAATCAAGCTCGCGGTGTAGCTCGTGCATGGTCACATTGTCTTGCACTTCCACCAACACGCTCATCATCATTTGGTCATTCGCACCAATGGGGCGCGCTGCATCCAACGTTTGCAACACAGTCCAGCGCACCGCTTCGCGGCGGATGCGGCGCATATCTACCTGATTATTCATGCCGTCTCCTTATCTTGCCCATAGCAAATAATGCGCTGCTTGGTCGCTTCGTTGTAACGCTCCAGCCGCGAAGCCAAGGCATCCAGTTTGGTGTTAATCAGCGCGTCTTGCCGTATTTGCTCTTCGCGGCGGTAATATTGCAGCGGCAAATCACGTTGTAATTGCTCCATATCGCGCCGTAACAAGTCGTGCTTGTCATGCAGTTCGTGGTGCTGTTTTTGCAGTTCATCACGCCACATCAGCAATGTGGCATCCAACCGTGCCGACATCCAGCGGAAGCCCGTAAAAGCAATGGCACAGGTGGTTAATAGCAGGCTGATTAACTCAATCAATGTTTTAACTTCAATCACTCCATCCCCTCCACCGATTCAATATACGTTGCGACACGTTCCAAATTGTCCATCATGGTTGCTGCACTGGTCGAATCAGCAAAACAGTAACGGGCGACATTAGCGGACGCGGCGGCAATGGTCGGGCTTGCTGAATATGGATCGGTTGCTCCGCACACTGGCGTGCCTGAGATTCGCCCGAAAATGTCGCACAGCCGCTTGTTGATAGCAGCGTCAACAACATGAGTTTTGGTAGTAGTCGTAGATGCAAATTGCACCGCTTGTTCACGGAGTTTACGCAGCCTTTTGCCAGCCGTTGCTTGTTGCTTCTGCCAGTTCTTGCGGGCTGCTGTGTATTCCTGTTGCTGCGTTTTGTATTCATGAGCAATCGCCTCTGTGTTTGATTTTGCTACAGCAATATCCTGCGCTGCCTGCTGTAGCTGTGTTTGATATTGCTGTGCCGCATCCAGCGCGCTATTGTATTTATGCCAGGCAAAAGCACCGCCACTGGCAAGTGCAATGGCTAGCAATAGGTAAACACCAAAACGACCCAGCAGAGGGCTAAGCAGCATGCTGTACAACGCGCCAAAACGCCCAAGCTGTGCTACCAAACAACAGGAGTAGCACGGTGCATACGCTTGTCAGCACAATGCCAAAAAGTTCCTTTTGACCACCTGCGCTATCAAAGCTCGCATTATGGTTTATGTAGAGCATATGACCGCCGTATGATACGCCTACCGCCATGCCCATGCTCAATAATGTATAGATCACCAGTAGTGTAATATTCACGCTTCACCTGCCTTGTTTTTGAGTTGTTCCAATTCGTCCTGCCATTGTTCCATCAATACGATTTCATTCATGAATGCGTTATAGCAATGCATGCGCCCAAACAGCAGGTCGATAAAACATCGTAATGCGCGGGCAGATTTGTAGCCGTCTTCAGTGGCCAACTTGTACGTCCATGCGCTTACGGTGAAGTCTTCTGTACCATAGAGCACCGAGCCGCCGAACTGATCCATGCCAATGGCCATGGCCATAAAGTAATCGGCGATGGCTTCCATTTTTCGGCTTGTTGCCGTTAGCCAGGCGATGCGTAAGGGCATCACAATCGGCGCAAGCAGCAGCACCAGCATCACAGCCAGCACAAACAATAAAAATGCTTTGCAGGTTTTAACGATCAGTGGAAAAATGATGGTGTTGAATACAGAGCTAGATTGATTCATCATATCAACAAAACCGTGTGGGGATGTATTCGCTTTCGCCCGTAGCGCGGTCATAGCGAGCGATCAAATGGCGGTCGCGTGGCTTGCCGTCTTTGGCAACTGCCACATGCACCCACTGGTCAAACTCCATAATCAAGGTATCAATGGGCAAGTCCAACGATGCGATGGCTTTGGCAACCTCGCGGGAGGTCATGCCAGGCACGGTAATATCCCCCGCGCAGCCATCCATATGGGCAGAGCGTGGCGAGCCACCAATGGCAGCGTTGAGTTTGCGGCAGCGGAAGCCGCTATTAACGTGAACAGGTCGCGCCAACGCTTCGCGCAGTGGCTCCAGTACCGATTCGCACAAACGGCGAAGATTCGCCTTTTGACGTGGGTTGGGTTGATTGATGATGCCGCGCCGCGCTGCAATTTGGCTACGCGTGAGTTCGGCAAGGGTGAAGTGTTCGGTAATCTGCATGTTACGCCTCCTTACAAGGCGAACGCTAACAAGCATAAAAGCACCAACAGATTGAAGCGTTTAGCGAAAAAAGCCACCGCTAAGGGTGGCTTTTTTTTATCGGCTTCGGTGGTTGTGGGTTACTTGTCCACAACCTACCCGACCCAAACAACGCTACCCCAGCAATGCTTGTAGCTTGGCCTCGGCAATCTTACGTTGCTGGCGTTCTTGCTGTAATAGCAACGTCTGCACCTCTGCCAATCGGGTCAATTTTGCCAATACCAGACTATAGCCGTATTGTTCTGCTATCGCTGCTATGATTACGCGATTGTCAATAGCACAGCGCGTAGCAATTACTTGTTCTATTACTACGTCTAAAGAGGATTCATGTGTCATGCCTTATCTCCATTATATTGATCATCAACCATGCCCGAACTGTCGGGCTATTACCAAATTTTCACTGCTGCATGCGGCCATGGTGACCGAACTGAGCAATATCGCACCAAACACGCAAGGGTGGCAGCAGGTAAACAACCGCTGGCGTGGTATCTTTTGCTGCTCAAATTGCCGCAGTGCCTTGTTTGCCAGCTTTAACAGCCACTTGCTGGAGCCACAATTAAACCGCTTGCAAGTGGTGACTGCGACCGCCAGCCACCTGCCAGTAAGCTTGCAGCAACAGCAAATGCGCACCATCAACGGCGACGGTTACGGCTGCGACCTCGGCAAGGTTTGCAGCAACTTTCACTGGCACGAAGTGGCACTGTTACGCATTCCCCAAGGACTGCCAGAAGCCGTGGCGACTGCCTTTAATGACCTTTTTGAAGTTGCCGCTAACAGCAAACACGCCGCCGCCGCTTGCCGTTGCATTCTTGACCTGATCAGCAAAGAGCAACTGAAGCTGGACGAAGCCGACCGCAGCAACCTTTTTGACCGCTTAGAAAAAATGCAACAAAACAACATCATCACCAAGCCCTTGTGTGAACTTGCCCACCATGTACGCGACCAAGGCAATGCAGCCCTACACGAAGGCACACGCCCCAGCGCAAAACAGGTGGAAGAAGCCATTGCGCTGGTCACCATGATTGCCGAACAGGTGTATGAACTTCCCCACCGTATCAAAGAGCAGAGGGCAGATGCGTAAGGGGCACTTGCGCACCACTGCCAACGAACAACTGCCAACTACCAACTACCGACCAAACAACGCGGGCTGCTTCGCTTTGCGTATCGCCCGCTGCTCTTTGATGATCGTGTAGATAGAAACCTCCGTCAAGCGGTAGCGCGCTGCCAGTTGCTTCACGTTCGAGCCATCAAACTGGTGGTAAATCTGTATATTGCGCAGGGCTTGGCGCAATTTGTCGTTACGCGGTAAATAAACCGAACGACCACCCCAATAGTGGGCGATCAATATGACGATGCGCTTTGCCTCGGCTTCTGCTACTGCCGCTTTTTTACCGCGCTGTATGGCATCTTCACGCAGCACATCCACCAGCTCTGCCAACGATTGCAACCACGAATAATCGCGGGGCAGCTCTTGCGCCAAATCCAGCAGCTCTGGCAAATCGCAATCCATAGCGTTTTTACGTACGCTGCTCATGTGCGTTTCGCCCGATAGTTCAAGGCAGCCACCACCTTGCGCAGTTGCGCGGTATTGCACCACGCCAATTTGTCCACCTTGCACACGCGCTTGGCAATCGCCTCGGCATACGCCCACGGTAGTTTAGCATCGGCTAGCTGTGCTTCAATCTTGTTCATTAATGCCGTTTTATCGCCGTTTACAGCAGGTTTACGCCCATAGTTACGGCGCGCTTTGGGTTTATAACCCATGCGCTCCAACTCGGCGATCACTTTAAACCGTCCACGACTGTCCAAGTCGGCGGCTGAACGCACACCACACAGCCGTTCCAGCATGTCGCGGTAATCGTCATCATCCAGCTTCAGCGCAGCCTTAGCTTGATGGATCAATCCCAATTCGCGGCGGCGGTAAGCCGCAGGTGATGTGTCAGCCATGTCAAACCCCCAGTAGTTTGTGTATACGTTTTTCATTACGTTCATAACGCGCTATGTCTTCTTCGTGCTTCGCTATTCTTTGCAGCATCTCCTTAGCACTTCACCCCTCCAGCGCATCATAATCCATAAAATAGTCTATCTTTTTATTCTCTTCCATGAGTTTTTCAAACTCAATATGATCGAGTGCAATTTGTGCGCTTTTAATTTTGTGTTGATAATCACGCCACCCAAAAAGTTCATAAAACACCCGCTCAAATTCGTCTTCGTCACAAATGCGCTTGGCTTTATTCAATAACTTCATTATTTCTTTAACGTGCATCTTGCAACTCCTTATTATACAACGCCTCGGCATGGTGGGCGATCATGGACGGTAGCAAGCCTTTTTCGGGCAATCCTTTGTCATGAATCAAATCGTCTCTTGCTTTTATCAGCCATTGTTCAATTTGGTCTTTTGGTATGGGGTGAACCACAGGTTCTTGTTTTGGTTTTGGTTTAGGTTGCAGCACTTCGCCCACCGTCTGCAATGCAGATGACGTACGCGGCGCAATATGCTTTGGTTCATCTTTCTGCCCTCTGTCTTCTGCCCGCTGCCCTCCGTTAAGCACACTATGCACCACCTGCAACAGGTAATTATGGCTGGGCAATGGTTTGTAATCGGCTTTGGCGTTCAAGCTATCGCACGTTTGCGCCAATGCCTGCGCCCACACGTGTGATGGCGCGGTAATCAGTTTTTTGCGGTATGTGCCGCCGTGTTTAATCATTGCCAGCAGTTCGTTGAGCAAACGCAGTGCCTTATCTTTGCTTATTTTTTTGTTACGTTGTGGGGCAAATAGCCGCAGGTAGCGGAACACTTCGCGACCGCAATCGCTCGGCATAGTCGCCAATGCCGCCATCAAGGAAGCATCCACACCTTGTTGGCAAAACATCTCCAGCGACCCCCGCGCCCCACAGCAAGGGCAAGCGCAATCAATCATAGTGAGTCATGACCTTTCTTGTGTGTTGAAGCCCATTTCCGAAGTGATTTAGTTGCACGTTTAAATGCTTTATTTCTTGTCGTTCCATTAGATTGAACAATTATTTTAGCATTTCTTATACCACAGTGCTCAGCGTCCCAGATTGTTATGATCCAATCTGAAATCCTATTATAACCCATGTCGAACAAAACATGCGGATGTTTATTTTGTACATCATCAAACATTAAAAAAAACTTCTGCATTGGTTGTAGTGCCATCACTATCTCCTTCGGCTTGCTCATCAGTACCCGATCACCACACCGGGCAGACGGCGGATCGCTCCGCCGTTTCGCTTTATCTACGTAGCCGAACCAATCGAAAAAGCGACTTGTTCCCCAGAATGGGTATATGCAGCTATGCTTACTTCTTGGGGTAGAACCCTTGCCAGTGCATTCACAGCCGCTTCAATACTGTCCAACGGCACACCACCACCATAAACATTAATGGTGATTTCCCTTGCCCTTCCAGCTCCAAATATTTTAATCTTAGATACGTCCATCATCATCTCCTTCAGTTCTTTCGTAGGTTGGCGGTGAGGCACGAACCCCAACACCTTCGGCTTGCTCATTAGTTGTGATTGAGGAAGGTCGTACAAATACAGGCACAAACTTATTACGGTCACCAATTCTTTTATTCCATTTCTCTATAGCTTCAGTATTTGAGTGTTCTTTTGTTGTTGTATCATAAACGATAGCGTCTTCTTCTGTAATAGCATAGCTAGGTGCCCCCTTGCAACCGCAGTTACGACATACTACGAAACATTGTGTATCATCCTTAATAATCGTATCGATTTCGCCTCCACAAAAGGGGCAAGGTTTTAATTCATCATTCAATGTTATAACGTCCATCACTATCTCCTTCGGCTTGCTCATCAGTACCCGATCACCACACCGGGCAGACGGCGGATCGCTCCGCCGTTTCACTTTTACAATGCAGAAAACTCCAACGGTACAACCTTCCACCTGTTGTCGTCCCCCACGCGCAAATACACGCGCACATAGCTTTTGCTGCCGTGCATAATCATGCAGTCTGTCAATGCCTGCATGGCTCTTACCCAGCGTTCATCGTCAATTTTATAGCGGCGCAAGCCCATGATTTTAGCAGTGGATACATTGCCCTGCTTGTCTGTATCAAACGCCCCAGCAACAATAACTTTCAGCTCATCGCGTGAGCCTTCAGTCCATTCGGTGATACATTCATCGACTAAGGTCTTAGCCACCTGCAAACGTTCATCGAACGTGATGAACTCATGCACCTGCACCTTCACCTTCACGCTGCCGTCGAACGACATCAACTGGATGTTACCCTTCGCGCCACCAATCGGAGCGTTGTATTCCATCGCTGAAACATCGCGGAAGGCGTAAATCGCATTCATCACCCACGTTTTCATGCCGATCAGGTATTCACTCGCGGTAACAAACCGTTCCTTAATATCCAACACCAGCTCATCACGCATCTTGTCCAGCTCGTCGATCATGTCTTCAGGCACCAAATGACCTTTTTCATTTTTGCGATAACCTGCGGGAATCGCTACTGCATCATCACTCATCTTCAACCTCCGTATTAAACCTATTCAAAATCGCCAACATGCCGATGGCTTCCACACCCAAAGCACCCACCAACACCGCACACAGCACAGCCGCAGGCACTCAAGTTCACTCATCGTTATCACCGCCCCAAACGAGCGTCCAAATAAACCAAAAGTCCATGCCCAACAGCACCGCCACAGCGAACCAAAATCCCCAAATCATACTGCACCGCCTTTGCCGCCCTTGATGCCTGAACCATCCCAGCGCACCACCTGCAACATGGTCATGCCATCACGCTTCACCACCTGCAACACGCGACCGCCTGGCAACGCATCACCACGCCGTAATACAGCACGGTAAACCCAATGCCGCGCACCGCGCTTACCTGCCATGCGCAAGCCGCTGGTGTTGTGGTTCACGCGCTTAGCCCGCGCCCCCAATGCCTTCAGGGCTTCCAACTTCGCTTCCCAACCTTCGGTGATTTCACTCATCTTTGCCTCCGTTCACAATTTTATTAGGGCAGCTTTTGCACCCCTTCCATAGCGCGATGCGCATCGGCGATGTCATGCGGAACGGCTGGTTCTGATGCTCTACACAACGCTGACGGGGGATCTCTGCCCCGATTACAGGGCAATCAACGGCAAGGCTCATCAATTCACCTTCCACCAACCCCTGCAAACGCTGAATATTGCCCTTATAAACGCCGTTTAACGCTTGGGAAACCATCGCCGTAGATACCCCCAAACGCCGCGCCACCTGTGCTTGCGATGATGCCTCGCATGCTGTTTTTAATGCTTCAAGCCACATGGTGAGTCCTTTCTCTAATCAAGTCATTGTACCGCTCGGTACTGGGTAAAGGTTTAGATGCACCGCGCTTCGCGCTGACCCGCTGGGGTTGCCCGATCACCACGGCTTCACCCGTGTTCAAATCCAACACCACCGCGTTGTAATTCCGCGCCACAGGGGCTTTAGGTCCTGTGTTCTTAATCAGGCGGTATTTACAGTACGAACCTTTGCGACCACCAACCCGTTTACGCACACAGGTCACATAACCAGCCTTCACCAGCAGCGCGACGTATTTGCCAAGGTTGCTGCGCGTAATATCGGCAGTGGATTCAATATCCCCCATCGTCCACTCCACCAATATGCGCATGCTTTGCCATGCACGGTGGCGTGGTGATGGGTTCTTTTTAGCCCTGTTGGGCAATGCAGGTTTCATCATGCACCCGGGGCATCGCCGATGAAGTACTTCATCGCCCATTGCTGCCAATCGTTCAGTGTGACTTCGCTCAGCCCACGGTTTTTTGCTGCCATTTCAATCTGCCCCAAACCAACCACCAGCAGCCGAATAGAGCCACGCGCCTTGCCGTGCAAATCCACCAGCAATTCATCGCTAACAGCCACTTCGCAAAGCGTAGTTGCCAGCTTTTTGGCATCACCAATATCGCACTTGTGGAACTCAACCCACTGCGCCATGCGTCCGCTTAACTGCTTGCTGCCACGCAACTTGCGCTGAATGCCACTCATGCCGATCAAAATCACAGGCATGCCCGTCAAATCGTGCAGGTCGCGCAAGGTTTCCGTCAGCTTCTTGTTTTCGATGATGTAATCCGCTTCGTCCACAAACAGCACCCGCGCCTCTTGCGACATCGAGGCAACAATCTCTCTAATCATATAATGAATACGGCGCGGCGCAGGGCGGCCAAGCTCGTCCAAAATCGTTTCCAGCATCGCCGAAGGCGTCCACGTAGCCATGGCACGCACATAAATGCCGTTCACTTGGTTGATGTACCACGTCACCGCCGTGGTCTTGCCATAGCCCGTTTCGCCCCACAGCAAACCCATGCCAGGCATACCCGCCGAGCGGCTCAACAACGCCTCGCCCGCTTCCATCAAATTAGCAATATTATTGACTGCTACAGTCTTATGTTTCATAGTTCGTCCTCGCTTTCATTGGTAACTACTGTGAGCTTACCATTATTACCCTTGATGCTGGTTACATCAGGGTTCACTACGGCCAGCCGCAAAGCTGGCCGTTTTTTTTGTGGCACTGGGGCGTGGTTTTGCTCCATGTATGCCGTCAAATCGTTGCTGGCGCGCAGTGCTTCAACCATCGCCACGCTTTTGCCCTGCCAAACCGAGCGCGTAATGCCTTCGCTTTGCTTGGCATATTCGCCATACAACGCCGCTTTATAGCTCAGTTCCTTACGCATCTGCCGCAACATCAGCGCAATCAGTGCCAATTCTTCGTTCATGATTGCCCCTCCAGTTCTAACAATTTCAATTGTGCGCGCCCTTCGATGCTGATCGACCAAATGCGCGCCCATTCGCGGTCATCCGCGCTGGCGTTGGCATCGGCGGTCACGCGCAAATACCGCGCCAACCGCTCTTCACGGCTTTGCTTAGGCATAGCCTCGGTTTCCATCGCTTGTTGTGCTTTGGCTAAGGTTGTTTGGTTAATCGGGGCGACGGCAGGTACTGCGTCATCAGCGGCAATGGCATCGCCTGCTGCGCTAAGCTCTGTTGTGGTGTGCGGTATCGCTTCGGCAGGCATCAATGCCACCGTAGCCGCCGCTGCGTGGGCTTCCTCTGCCATTTTCTCTGTAACTGAATAGGCTTTCAGTTCCTTGCGTTTCTGCTTAATAACTTTGCGCTCTTCACTCATGCGCAGCGCACCCTTTTTCTTGAGTCCTGCGGCAAATTCGTTCCGATCAAAGCCGCACAACTCAGGGCATTCAGCAATGCCAAGGTATGCCTTACGGAAGAACACATACAACTTGCCCATGTCACCCAGTGGGTCAAAGCGCACGGTCACTTTTTCGCGGCTTGGCACCTCAAACAAACAAGCCCCAGCGTAATAATGCGGGGCAGGCTCGCCTTCCCATGTGATGCGGATGCCCTTTTTGGTCACGCTGCGTGTGCCATCGCCTGGTACATCAGCCAGCAACAGGTCAAGGGCGCGTTCGTTGTCTATCGTCCTGATTCCGCCTTCCCATTGTGCCACTTTTTCTAGCGGTGACATGCCGATGCCTGAGTGCTTGCGTTGCATATAGATGCCGTTCACCCAATCGTCACAAATCGCCTGCAACTGCGCCGCAGAAAGCTTCACATCAACCACGGTATTCTTTTTGAACAATTGATCGGCGAACGAATGACGCGCCCGCAGCTTTTGCGCATCGGCAACATTATGCCCCGAATAGCCAGGCAACATTTCGCACACTTCGTGGCTAAAGGTACGGAAGAACCGTTCAACATGCGGCTTTTCCCAGCCTGAAAAGGGGGTGCTAAAGTGCTGCTCTATGTTCAAACCCGTGCACAGCCGCTTAATGCACTTCGATGCATAGTCTTGACCATTATCAATCTTCACACTTTCAGGCACGCCATATTGCATAATGGCGCGGCGCAACATGGCAGCAACAGCCGCCGCACTGCTGGTTTTCGCAACATGCATCAACGGACGGCGGCTATACACATCAATCATCGCCACAATGGAATAACGTCCATCGGTAAGGTGAACATCGGCAGGGGTGGAATCCAACTCCCACCGCTGGTTCAGCCGCAAAATATCAGCCGAAGCACTGCCAAAAGCAGACATGAACTTGTTCTTCCAGTCGTCAGGGTTACTCACCGCCAGCAAAACACGCTCGTTTTTGCGCTTCCAGTCCTTCGTCCAACGCTGTAAAGCGCGCAAAGAAACTTGCACATTGTTGCGACCAAAACACGCCCGCATCACGCGCATATAATCCGATGCACCAGCATCAGGGTACTCAAATATCAATGCTTCCATAAAGCCGTTTAGCTCAGGGTCAGTGTCCAAAACAGACGAACCTTTACGGTTGCCATAGCGACCAGCGAGCGAGCTCAAACCCTTCTTTTGCAAATCTTTCTGCCAACGCAGTAAACTGGCTGCCGAGATTTTACCGCCGCGTAAATGGTCTTTAACCCACAGTTCCATCACAATGGAACCCTCATTAAACGCCCGCGCATAAGCGTAAGCAGCCTCTGTTTTGTTGCCGTCAAAGCGTTCCATATACTTGGCAAACGACTGCAACACCTGCACCCGTGCATCCATCCTGGAACGTGCGTGACCATCAAGGTTAGACACCTCAGCAAGCGAGGCTTCAATAATGGCTTTGGTTTGTTCTTCTTCTATTTTTGCTTCTAATTTAAGTTTGCAACCAGCCACAGCACCAGCCTGCATAGCGGGGCTTTGTGCCGCCGCCGCAAGCCGATCCGCTTCGCGCAATGCATCCTGCGTAGCAGCAGGCAAGCTGGATATATGGTACTCATTGCCGCCGCCCTGACCCTGACGTGGGCGGGACTGCCAGTTTTCGCGTTTTGATCGGGCTGTTACATTTTGAGGCGTTTTAGCCAGTCCTTCTTTTCCAGCCAGTTCTTTGGCGGAGTACCATTCAGTCATAGTGCGTGACGGCATCAGTGCACCGCCACGCTTCTCGTGCTACTGTTTCGCTGTGCTACCAACACAAAAACAACAACAAGGAGAATAAGGATGTCGGATGTTATGACTGATGAATTAACTTTGAAGGAGTGGGGCGAATTTCTGAATAGTGCCTCAGAGCAAGTGTTCTGTAGCTTCAAAATAAGCGAAGCTGAGGAACTGCGCAAAAGCCTACAAGGTATGAAAGCATCAGCATTCATGGCGTTGCGAAAAGATTTAATCTTGTTTGCTATTGATAGCATCACTAACCCCGATAAGTACAAAGAAAAAACAATTGATAACCTTATAATCAAGCTGATTTCTGTTCAGCTTGGCATGCACATTTCCGCGCTTGTCATATCGCTTCAAGACTCCGACGTATTAGTGCCTCCACGTTTCCGCTGTCTGCACCGTGAACTTCTTCACGCATCTCTTCTTGTTTTCTTTTTGCCCTCAACGTCATTCGACG